CCTCAATTAAAAAAGAGTTTATAGTATTGTGAAGCTGTGACGGCGGAGCTTCGAAAGAGGAGGGTATGGTCCACTCCAAGCTCTTATATAATGAGTCAAGATTTAAAGGAGCCATATGTCTCTTCAGAATAGTGCTATATCTAAAAGATCGCTTAAGGAATGACGTTTCAGAAATAGAAAGAAAATCAGTCATAGCCAGATCCTTGGTAGCAGAAGTGAAGATCATATTAAAATGTTCTCCACAAAAGGTTTGATATGTATTATTATTAATCAAGTGCTTTACGCAATCTTTCACAGCAGCTATCAAATCATCTCCATAAGTAAGAGGAAGTACATTATCAAAGAAAGAACCATAAGTACCAGCACCCGACATGTAATAAAAATACATGAGCATAAATAACTGACACCACGAATTATCTTCTGCAGTTCCAAGTTTACCACTCGGTTGCAATCCTTTCTTAATATAAATATCCTTAAGCACAATTATAGAAATGTTAAGATTATCAGATAAAATGCCCGCACAAACTTTAAGTTGTTTCTCATCATATCCCAAATCTCCGAGAAGAGACAACAAGACCGCATTGGCTACTCTTCTTATATCATAAGGTATGTTTATATCGTATCCACTATAATCTCCTTCCATTATATTTGGAGAAAAAGAAACCAATCTATCATATAAAGAATCAAAGTCAAGAAAAGGATTCATACCAACTGCTGTACAAAATATGTGTCCATGTTGAACCATTAAACTATAGAATGGAAATAGAAACATACGAGCAATTATAACCTGATCTAAAGGACTAACATAAAACATTCTAGTCTTGCCGTTTACACACTTCTCAAGTGGTCGCGGTTCATCTTTAAGAACTCCTTTATATATGGGCATAGATGAATTGCCCATTTCATAATTCTCTATTATTTCTATAATACGCTCTATCAAATGTTCTTTAGGCATTGATTTTAATATGTCATCGGTTATAAGATGATCCATCTTATTACCTGGAAATCCATAACCACCACTCTTCTGGCGAGACATTCTCTTTATAAACGGATCATCTGGAGCTCCATTTATGGCAACTTCGACAGTGAGTGGGGTAAGCCTAACAGGAACAAGCTCAGATAATATGGAGAATCTATCCTTAGCAACAGAAAATATTTGTTCAAGACAT